TAATATTATTAAGTAAATTTAAAAAAACTAATTTATGTACACAAAAATTGAATATGTTTGGTTAGATGGATATAAACCAGAACCAAATTTAAGAAGTAAAATTAAAATTACTAATAATGTGATTGATAATATTAATGAAGTGCCTATTTGGGGGTTTGATGGCAGCTCAACAATGCAAGCTGAAGGGTTTTCATCAGATTGTTATTTAAAACCGGTTAGATTGTACACACATAGTTTTATTAAATCAACCATTAAGACCGTTTACGCTTTTTGTGAAGTAGTAAATAAAGATAATAAACCGCATGAAACTAATGATAGGTCAAAGTTAGGTGATGAAGATGAAAATATTTGGATTGGTTTCGAACAAGAATATTTTATTCGTACTGGCCATCATAAACAAATTTTAGGATTTGACCGAGGTGGTGTTGTTGACCCACAAGGTAAATATTATTGCGGTGTTGGTGGTCAAATGGTGGGGAGAGAATTAATTGAAGAACATTTAGAGTATTGTTTATCGTTAGGTATTAGTGTTGAGGGGATTAATGCTGAGGTAGCTTTAGGTCAATGGGAGTATCAAATTTTTTCAAAAGGTAAAGTAAAAGCCGGTGATGATTTATGGATGTCAAGATACATTTTAGAAAAATTTGCCGAAAAACGTGGTTACGCAATTGAATTACACCCAAAACCTTTAGTAATTGGGGATTGGAATGGTTCAGGATTACATACTAATTTTTCAAATGAGATTATGAGAGAAGTTGGAGGTCAAGAATATTTTAAAGCAATTTTTAATACTTTTGAATCTAGAGCTAAAACCCATATTGATAGTTATGGGTCTAATAATAATTTAAGATTAACTGGTACACATGAAACTCAATCAATAGATAAATTCAGTTGGGGTATTGGAGATAGGGGAGCGTCAATTAGAGTACCAAAAATTGTTGGGGAAGAATGGAAAGGGTATTTAGAAGATAGACGACCAGCGTCAAACGGTAATCCGTATAAAATAATAAAAGTAATAGTTGATTCATTAAATATTGCTAATCAGTTAAAAATGGCACTACATAATATGTACGATGATGTTAATGTTAATGATATTGAGAAAAAATATAATACGTTATCTAATGATGAATTGCTAAATCAATACAAAGATGATGAGGATTATCATGTTGAAGGGTCTCATACTGATTCAACATCAAACGTTAAATAAATTAATTAAATATAAAATATGGCAACACAAAAAAATGGGTTTGAAAATTTTAAATCAATAGAACCCTTAAAAAAAAATAGATTTATTATTCAATTTACTGGAATTGATATTCCAGATTTTATTTTTAGAAATTTTAAAATATATAATCAAGGTGAAGATATTATTTTTGAAACCAAAATTTGGCAAACTAGTACTTATACTTTTAATCCTGGGGATTTTTATAGAATTGTAGGTGTGAGAATAGATTATTTAGACCCAATAGGTGCAACGGCAAATGGATATACTTTTGATGTTAAAGGTTCTAATTTTAAAATTAAAAAATCATATGAAGATGACGGGATATCAACAGTAAAATTTAGGTTTGTAGTCGATATAAGTAGTATTAAACTTTTAAATAAAAATTTAAATGGGTGATGAAATGATTAACAACCCTATTCATTATGGGGGTAAAGAAAATGTTTATGAAACAATTAAAGTTATTGATAATTGGGAATTAGATTTTTTATTGGGAAATGTGATTAAATATATTTCAAGAGCGGGTAAAAAAGACCCAACAAAAAAGTTGGAAGATTTAAAAAAAGCTTTATTTTATTTAGAACGAAAAATTAAAAATTTAGAAAATGAAAATTGATTTGAATGAATACGCAGAAGGTGCGGTTTTGTTAGATGGGTTTGAAAACTCAATAATAGGTATAATTGAAGAATTTGGGAATGGACCAAGAGTTTTGTATTCCAAATCTTTAATTATTGATACTTTAATGAAAGATAAAATGACTTATGAGGAAGCGGAAGAATTTTATGAATTTAATATTTTAGGTCTTTATGCAAACGAACAGAATGTTGTTTTTTTAACTCATAGTTTGAAACCAAAAAAGAAAAAAAAGAATTGGTCATATAAAATAAAAAAATGACCTGCCACGGAGAATATTAGAATAGGTAGACAAAAAAAGTTGATGTGATAAATTAAAAAAAGAGGTTTTAGGACCTCTTTTTTCTTTTTTATATATTTATGAGAAAGGCATTTAAAATAATATACGTAAATGAAAAAATTAATTAAAGAAAGTGGTTTAAAAGGTATAAATGCTCTTGCTAAAAGATATAGTAAAGCAAAAATTTATTTTCATCAAGATTTAGATGGTGTAACTACGGCTGTAGCTATGAAACAATATCTTAATAATAATGGTATTCAAGTAGTAGATTCTGAAATTATTCAATATGGTGATAAAGAATTTGCAATTAAAAAATCAGATGCTTTTGGAGAGATTATGCCTGTCTTAGTTGATTTTGCTCACGGAAAGCCAATGTTTGTGATACATACTGACCACCATGATAGACAAGCCGGGGCTGAAAATACTGACACAACCTCATTTAAAAGTGCTCGTTCAAACGCAGAAACAATTTCACAAATAGTTTCACCTAAAGATTTGTTTACAAATGAAGACATATTTTTAATTTCAACAATTGATTCCGCAAATTATGCGACAAATGAAATATCGGTTGATACTGTTATTAATTATTTATTTAAATTAGATAAAGAAAAAGATTTACAAAAAAATAAAATTGCGATGGGTTTAGTTGCCAATAAATTATTATTGGCTTTTAAAAACAAACCGGGGTTTTTAGAAGAACTTGTAATGAAATCAACTCCGTCATTAATGAATATTCTTCAAAACATAAAAAAAATAATGATTGAAAAGGGGTATGTTAATGTTGAACAGTTACAAAAAAATAAAGAAGAGTACGTTAATCAAATGAAATCTCATTCAAATGTTAAAGTTACTGATAATATTATTGTTCAATATGGCGGGGGTAAAATGACATCTCCAGGTTCTTACGACAGATACACACCATTTAAAAACAATCCTGAGGCGGACTTTATTGTAATTGCTTGGCCATTAGGATTAGTACAAGCGTCTTGTAACCCATTTAAAAAAGAAAGAGAGTTAAAAGGTGTTAACCTTGGTGAAATAGCTCAAGAAGTTTTAAGTAAATGGGAAGGGCAACTTAAACAAAAAGAAATTCCTTTATCTACAATTAAATGGATATCTGAAAGTTCAAAAGATTTTGGAGAAATGTCCGTTGGGTTTACTTTTAAAGATTTTGCCGCTTTATATGGTAATGAATATAAAAGTCTTAATAATGGAAAAGAAGAATTAACTAAAATTGGGGAAATAATGATAAAGCCTTTTTCTGTTTTATCGGAAGAAGAAAAAGAAATTTTGGATAATATAACAATTAACGCTTGGGATTTAATTCAGGCTAACAGTGGTGGACATAAATGTATTACAAATATCTCAGGATTAAATTTTATGGGTAGAAATACACGACCACCAAAAGGAAAATATAAATATAATCCAGATTCTGAAGATTCTCCATATATAAAATTTGTTAAGATGATTCAAAATGAATTTGTAAAAGTATTACAAAATAAAATTAAAAACGAATAATTTTTTTAATTATTAAAAAGATATGAGTGAAAAATTTAAAAAAGTTGTTCAAATGTTTAATGACGGTGAATGGGGAGAATCCCTTGAACAACATTTTGGTACAATAGAAAATTTTTTAAATATAGTAAAAAAAACTGGGTTAATTGAAATGATTGACCCTTTTTCACATGACTTAGAAGAAGAACAAAATGAATTATTACATTATATGCTACAAACATCTAATAAAGAAGAAATATTAAATGAAATAATTCGTAGATATTTAAGTGATATAACTATTGAAAATGGCAAAATAATGTGTGATTTTCAAAGTTTATCCGATTTGTCTGAATTTTTTAGTAAATCTCGTTCTTATAACTATGACACAATAGTTAAAAACATATTTGGTGAGGGTGATAATGGTTATGATTTTTATGATACGACAGACAATGTTTATCGTGATGTTGTTGAAGTATTAAACTCCAATAATTTAAATTATTTAAAAAATATTATTTTAAAAAAGTTGGATGGGGTACAAATAGAATTAGATAGTTCCAGTTCTAGTTGGATGGAAAAAGAATCTGAAAAACAAGGGCATAAAGAATATATAATGATTAACAGTTTAAATATTGATAATGTTATAAAAGATGAAGATACAATGATTTGGTTATTTGGGGATGGTCTAGAAGATATTAAAGCTGATTTATATAGTGTTCAA